ACCCTGCGATATACCGTATGCTACAGAACTAGTTGCTTCGTTGGTCATATCGGTAACCTCGTCTATGCAAATAGGTATGTTGTTATACACGCCCATCTGAAGAAACTGTGCCTTGATTGTATCGCCTTTAATCAGCATCAAATCTTCAGGGTGTCCGTAAATACTATTGATAACTTTCTGAATAGTTGTTTTCCCAGTACCCGACTCATTTTCTGTTATAGAGAATACCAAACCTTTTTTCTCAGTAAATTTTAAGAATGGCGTACCTAACCCTGCGAAGAATAAAAATGCCCTAGCCTCTTTACCTTTAGCACCATAAGTATTTACTACACGTTTCCACTCGTCTAAACCACCTTTAGGCTTCATCCATCCCGCAAACATCATAGTTGTATTAGACGGCGGTGAGTACGATACTCCGTCTTTTGATATTTCTCTTTCTCCTATAGTGAACTTAGTATCGTCATCGTGCCAACCAAACTGGTTACGCATAATTTCCGCTTGTTCTTTAGACTGCAATTCATTTGTAAAATCAGTTATATATTCCATAAGGTCCTTAATTTGATTGGGTCCTGCAATTACCCCTTGTTTTCCTACTATATCTTTAAATTTATCTGTAGCCATAAGACTAGGCCCAGGGCAAGAAAATTCTCTAACGCCATCTTTAGGTAGGTGTAGCCGCATCCAAACCATTTCACCTAAATCCGAATCTTCCATACGTTTAACAATATAAAAATCATGCTTGTAAATCAACCTATCTTTTTGTATTACTTCACCATCTTCATCTATAAAACCCCGCTTGTATATACCACCATTTTTACCTCTAAAATATCCACTAGGTAACTCAGGGATAATATACTTAACTTCTTTACCTATTTCTGCGCTTGGTAATACAACTACATTATCTTCAGGTGTGGCAGCTGCAATTTTAGAGCCGATTCTTATGGGGCTGTTTATACCTTTGTTTGGACATTCCTTACAACCACCGGGATTTATCTCTTCAAATTTAGCGCACGTATACGGACCTTTTATGTCTACTATTTTTCTTTCCGTTGCTGATTTACTATACCCCGGATGCCTACTAGACATTTTATGTATCGCAGTATCACCATCTTCACAGAACTTAGCTATTGATAGTGCGGCTCTCCATAGTGGCTCTTCTAGGGTATGTTGATTTTCATAAGCATACGTTAGTTGCGTACAGCTCTTAGCCTTCATTATGTTGCTGAAGTTAGTTACATAGTTAGATAATAGATTTTTATCCGTTTCTGATAAGGCTCTACGTGGTGGGTTAGATAAGTCAATTCCCCCAGTTTCTAAACCGTAAGATAACTTTTCCTTAAGCTCTTTATAACCTATAGGTTCATTTCTGTACTTCCATTCAACACCTTTAGGTGGGTCAGATTTAAAATTAAAAGTATCAGGAACTCTAAGAACCATTGCTGGGTCTGTAATCTTGCTACTATCTGCTATTAAACCTAACGTAACAACTTGTTTCCTAAGTAATGTAGCCCCTACTTTCCACTCATCCTTTAATATAGTTTCTTTTAAAGACCAAGACGCATGTATACCATTACCCGAATTAACCACATTAGGTTTTGGTAATTCAAGGGCTTCACAAAATCTTCTTAGTGCTATTAATGCATCTGCTTGTGTTAAATATCCTTTACCTTCTTCATACTTACTTTGTCCACAATCTAAATCTAAGAAAAACGCTTTATTCCATCCTGCATTTATTGCTTTTCTATTTTCGTTGGTGATAAATTTAGAAACCCCAAAATACACATCTCTTTTTAAGTCTAAGTATTCTTGAATTGCTTTTTCTGCACCATCTAAAGTATTTGCAAATGTTGTAAGCGGTTTATCCTCTTTATTTTTATAACTCCCTATGCAGTAAAACCCAGTATCTTCTTCGGGCAATACTGTAGAGAGAAAGGTTCTCCATGAGGTCATACACATCCTCTTTTTACGCCGACAATAATCCCCTTAAGCTAGTGGCACCTAGCTTTTGAGTTGGCTTACGCCCTCTTTAACCATTCAATTAAATTCTTTACTTCTTGTTCATACTTAGAACTAACATCATTTAATCCTGTAAACCAGTTGTATACTGCGGTTCGTGAAATCTTAAAATGATTGGCTATATCTATTACTGATACGCCCACCTCTATACAATACCTACCCAAACGAACACCAAGCATTTCAGTATTTGCTTGAGCATTTGCTTTAGCTATCTTTTGTGAATATCCAATCATAATAATTTGGTGGGGGAATCCAATCTTGAACTTTACCATTGGTTGCCAGTCTCAGGCTTTCGCCACTCCCCCATAACCTTTCTTAAGCCCAGTCGTCTAAAACTGCATTAATATCTCTCGGTTCTTCTACTTCAGCTTTTTTAGCACGCTTAACTGGTTCTTCCGTTGCTTCTTCAACAACAGGGGCTTCCTTTTTAGGGGCAGCTTTAGGCTTAGTTTCCGCTTTAGGTACGTCTAGCTTTGGGGTATCTAAATCCGCGGCAGTAGAACCAATAGCCAGTTTAGCTTCTTGGGTCTTACCTTTTTCCTGGGCATTGATAAACTCATCTTCTTCCAAATAACGTAGTGCTTTAAATGTTAGCTTAGGTGTCGCACTAGCCGTATCAAAACGCATTTCAGTAACCACGCTAGTTACCGAGACATTATTGCTACCAAGCAAACGAACATACGCTTCTAGAGGCATCTTACCATTCTCGCCCTTACCAAAAATAGATTGGGCTGGTAATGTTAGTTGGAATACATCACCCTTCTGGTCATTCTCTAATACAACTGCTAAGCGGCGGCTGTAACGGCAGGCTCTACCTTTACCTGTTGGGCTAGAACCATCTATGTTTTGGTCACAGTTTGCGCAGGTTTTAGACTGCACATTTAAAGACTTAGGGTTAGGGATAATGCCATCATCTGAATAGCATGTCGGTGTCTTTACTACAGCATCTTCTGAGAAAGTAGCATCATAAAATGTGCGTGAATTATGTGGTGCGGCGGCTACAATAACAACAGGCATAGCCCTATCTTCGTTCTGCGCAACTTCTTTACCAGCGACCATCATACGGAATACGCTTCCTTTGATAGAGATACGCTTTGCACTTACTGTACTAGCTGCATTGCCCATAAGGGCTTTAGTTGTTTCGTCTAGCCCACCACGTAAGTGTGCGGGTAGGTTTGTGTTTAATAACGATAATTCTTTACTCATTTACTTCTCCTTGTGGTTTAGTTTCTGTATTGGTCATTGCATTAATATCTGCTACTTTAAATCTCAACTTAGAACCTACTTTGAAATGCGGTATTTTGCCTTCCTTACATAGGGTATAAATTGTTTGTCGAGAGACTCGTAGTATCTTCGCTACTTCGTCTACTGTCAAGGGGGTATCTTCCATTCTATTTCCTCTTTATTGTTACTGCATGCTTGTTAACTACATTCATACCTATCGGCATTAGTGTTGGATTTTCATCTAAAAATTGTTTCATGTTTAGTGAGCTTATACGGCGTTGTAATATGTGCGGTACATTATTTTCTACTACAAACTTGTACATATTATCCCAGTCAGATGTTTCATAACTAGTCTTAACTGTTTTATACACATTACCGTACTCGGTTCTTAGACTGTCTGCGCCTACGTCTTTGCACATCTTGACTAGTTCCGCTTCTATCATTTCCATCTGTTCTTCTATACTTCTATCCGCATTTGCGTATTCCTTAGACAGCTCAGCACGCTTGTCACGCATGGCTATATAGGCTTTTACAAGGCGGTCTGCCTTTACTGTTTCAGTCATTTACTTCTCCTTTTTGCTATGTTTTCTTTTATTGTACACCATAACTTAACATTGTCAACTAAGTATGTCATTATACAACGCCATTATATTACCCTGTATATCTTGCTTGTTACCCAGTGCTTCATATAGTTTTTTCTCTACGTTAGACCCTTTCAATCTAATTACAGTACATGGATTCTTTTGCCCACTTCTATGCACCCTAGCGTTAGCCTGTGCGTATGTCTCATACGAAGTAATTGGACCCCACCATACGATTGTATTCGCAGCGTGTAATGTGACGCCGTGTGAGGCGGCTTGGGGCTGTATAATGAGGACTCTAGGGTTAGGCGTTTCTTGGAATTTTTTAAATATAGCGGTACGCTTATTAACTGGAACAGACCCATTTATAACATCTACTGTATAGCCGTCTTTAGTAAGTGCGTCACTAATAATATCTATAGCATGGCGGAATGGTACAAATACAAGCACCTTATGGCTTGACTCATCAATTACTTCTTTTAAAACTTTTAATCTATTGCTTGCATCAAACTCAATAACTTCACCTGTATCTGAATACACCGCACCGCTAGATAATTGCAGTAATTTGTTTAGGTTAATTGCCGCATTAACTGTAGTAATTTCTTCTCCTGCGGTTTTAATTAACATCTCTTTACGTAGTTTCTCGTAATACTTTTCTTGTTGCGGTGTAAGTGGAACGTGCCTTGTTTGGTACGTAATCTCAGGTAAGTCTAGACATTCTTCTTTAGTAAATCGTATAGCCGGCTGCAATACTTTATGTACTACATCCTCCGCATTTTGTTTTGGTATCCACTTAAATGTAGTAATCTTCTGCATCACCATATCTCTAAAATGCGAATAGAACTTTGGCACCTGCGATGGGTTAACTAGCTTAGCGATACCATATGCATCTACTGGACTTTGCGCCGCAGGTGTTCCTGTAAGCATCCATAGCCATGTAGTGGGTGTTATTAAGCGGTTCAATACTTTCCATCTAGCAGTGGTCGGGTTTTTATATGCGTTAGCTTCATCAACAACAATCATATCAAACCCACCCTGAGCAACGGCATCTGCTACGATTTCTAATCCATCAAAGTTTATGATTACATATTCAGCATTACCTGATATTATCTGTTTGCGTTTTTCTCTAGGGCCATATGCTATATCTACTCGTCTATGTATCGCAAACGTAAATAAGTCAGCTCGCCATGCAGAATCCATAATAGATAGTGGGCAGATTACCAGTACACGTTTAATAAGTCCTAACTTCATAAGATAGTCTGAAGCCCATATAACCGATGCGGTTTTACCTGTGCCTTGTTCGTTAAAACAAAATGCACGTTGATGCATAGTTAAAAATGATGCGGTTTCTTTTTGATGGTCAAACGGCTTGTATAACCCTGTCCATTTATACTGCCCCATGATAGGGCTAGGTACATTTTTTATTTTTAAGTTCTTTAATATCTTGGACTCAGGTAATCCCCAATGCACTAACACTTCTGCATGGTCGCTATGTTGTTTAATTAGTTTACTCTTAGGTATAACATTTGTTATATTATTTGGGTTACGTACCTTAAGTAGCAACGCCCTGTTATCAACTATTTCCATTTACTTCTCCCATGTGTAAACAGCCTGAATACGGTATCCGTTTCAAGCATTAAAATTATTGCTGTCTTTCCAGCAGTCCGTTAGCCCCTACTCAGAAAGGTATCCGTGAAGGAAAAGAAGTATGACTAACTGATACGGTTTACTATATGAGGGTCAATATCCCTGGACTAGCTAGGCACTCGTATCTTATCCTGTAGTCTCTATCAAAAACTATTTTTTCTTAGGCGTATTAGACTTTACACTACTATCTGCATTACGACTAAAACTTCTATTTTTACTTGATGGTACTACACGCAAATTACTACGAACTGTTTTGCCCCCTTTAGACAAAGGTGTACGATGGTCTACATCAAGATTGTCGCCTTTATGGGCTAACCCAGCTTTCTCCATCATACGTCTAGCTTTGTTTCTTTCAGCCCTTTTCTTTTTAACCGCAGGGGTGCCATCATAAGTTTCGTATTCGTGTTTATAAGGTCTTGGTTTATTTACATACGGCATTATTCTCTCCCGTTGTGCGAGCAAGATGTTACGGGACACCATGCCTTACAACTAAAATTACGTTTTGGATTCCATACACCATTAGTATGACAGGCTTCTAACTGTTCTACAAGCGGTTTAAACTGTGAAAAATACGCTGTTTTATGCAAGTGGTTATATTCTTCCTTAATAAACTCTTTAGAAACAACGAATAACAAACCCGCTTTAACTATGCGTATTTCAGGGAAGTGTATAAATAAAGCAGCTGAAAGTAATTTTAACTGTTTAGTATCCGCATACTTAGCTGATTTTCCGGTTTTATAATCTACAATTCTAGCTTCTTGATTATCTCTATCTAAAATAATTAAGTCGGCAATACCTCTCCAGTAAACATCTTTAGCGAAGAAGTCACAAGGTATGTATCTACCATGCGAATATTTTATACCCATCTTATATTCACATAGCTTTTCACCCTTGACTTTCTTTAGCTTATCTAGCATGTCTTGAATGTACGCAAATTGCGGTGGGATTGGCTTATCATCTCGTATATATTCTTCAGCCGCAAGATGTAGCTCTTTCCCATAATTCATCTGCTCGGATTCGGGTTCTTTAATATCCTTTTCTACACGCAAATGAAAATATTTCTTAGGGCATTGCTCAAAGAGTGTAATACTACTATAAGACCATGCTGGCATACTTTTCCTTTTATTATAAAACCTACCCTATTTTAACAGAGTCCTTTTATTTCTTCTATATGGGGTAGCAACAAAACATACTTATCTCTCCAATGTTTACTATAGTATGTAGTACGTAAATCTTTTATAGTTTCTTCAGATAACCTATCCCTTAATCGCCATTTCCATACCGCTACCATTTCTTCGGTTTCCCATAACTGCAAATCTTTAACATTCTCCATAACTTTTTCCATGCCCCGCCTCACAATTAACTGGCAACCCCTCTGCCCAATCGGGTGTCCAACGCATACACTCCGTCACATACTGCATACCTTCTTCTACTTCTGCTTCAGGTACTATACAAGCAACGGCATCATGCACCGTCAACACAACTTTATATTTCTTTGCTATCTCTAACATCTGTTCACCAATAATACAGCGTGCTACTGCTTGGCAAATATTTTCTACTAGTTTACCGCCATAAATTTTAACGAGACCGTTTCTTGAATCATAGCCGTACTGATGGTTTTCTCTACGCAAATTAGGGTATCTTTGAAACAAACCGTTGGGTAGTAGTAAGCCCTTGTCCCCATGTATAGTTATACACCCATTACCAAACGGCGCACTTTGATTTTTAATCATAGCTGCAATCGCTTTATCTCCCTCTCTCCATAGATTAGGAATCATAGGGTATGTTTGTCTGTAGATATTAATAATTTCTGTAGCTTCTTCTTCACCAATATGCGTACCAAATGTCTTAAGTTGAGTCTGAAATTTAATTGCGCCCATACCATACCCACAACCTAAAATCGTAGTCTTTCCTACAAATCGTTCTTTTGATGTTACTTCTTCAATAGTTTTATTGTAGATAGCAGATGCCATGATTTTATAAACATCTTCACCTTTTCTAAAGGCTTCGGTTAAATCATCTTGCCCCGATAACCAAGCCAGTACCCTCGCCTCAATCTGACTAGAATCCGCATCAATAATCATGTACCCATCAGGGGCTACGATAGCGTGTTTAAGTTTGTTGGCGTTATCCCCACGACTAGGTAAGTTTTGTAGATTGATTTTATCTGCCCCACCCCAACGACCTGTATGAGCCGCATAGTATGACAAGGGGATAGGTAACGTACCGCGCTTAGCAATTTCAATAAATCGTTGCGTTCTAGTTTCTTCTAGGGTAGACTTATTACCAAGTCTCGCAGAAACTAAGGCCTGCACTCGCTCATCAGAATGGTCAACTAGTGCTTTAAAGCCCTCATCTGATTTAGCCAAAGCCAAAGTTTCTTTACCTGTTGTAGGGCTAATCTTCATCGGAGGCTCTACACCTAACGCTTCTAGCATCTTGGCAAACTTCGGGTTACTCATCAGGTCATCCCTAGTCTCAATCCCCGCATCCTCTAATAGCTTATCCTTGCGATACTTCACCTCAAGTAAGTGGGCTTCTAACATCTTACGGTCTAGAACTAATACTGGTTCAGAAAACATCTTTATAGTAAGGTCTATAAGTCGAAGCTCCGAAAGTTTAAAAGCTGGCATTAGTTTTACGCATAGCGCATACGTTAGTTCTACGTCATTCTTACAATACCCACCATAAGCATCGAGTTCTTCTTTACTAAAGTCCTCACGCCGTTTACCTATTGCAGTAACTACTTCTGTTCCTTTTTGTCCCAACTCGTAATAAGTTGATAGTTTAGCCAAGCTACCTCCAACTTCAGTACCATGTATAGCTCTTGCCATACTGAGCGTATCAAGAACTGCTTTCGGTTTGATATTAAATCGCCAATTAAGAATACTTGCATCAAACAGACTATTGTGAGCAAGTAGGGCGGAGTTATCCCAATCAAAAGAACCCAAGAAATCAGATATCTCAGCATGCGTACCGCTTTTCCAAATAGTTTCATTTTCATCCTCCTTTATTGCTACACCAATAACTTCAAACCTATCATCACGAATATATTCTTCGGTGGTTATTTTTGATAAGGTAAAATCTTTGGAGTAATATGTTTCAAAATCAAGCGTTAATATTTTCATCGGGTTCTTTATCAAATTTTAATGTGGGCTTATCTAGTGCTACCTTCATCATGTCTAGCGTACTTCGTACTTCCTCTAAATTATTACCCCCAACTGTAGCCTTGCAGTAGCCCATAGGTTTACCAACGGTGTCATAGTAAACCTCACATATTTCTAGCCACTCTTCTTTACTTATTTCGTCTACCGTTTTAATAATCCTATAGTTCCACATCTTTATTCTCCTTTAAAAGTTCGGGTTTTACATATGACTCAGATGTTTCTAATGCTCGTTTAATTACTGCAAGAAATCCTTCACCAATAAGATATTCTTTGGCCTCGTTATCTAAGGTTAATTCACATATTGCGCTACCGTCTTCTAATTCTTTAGCTACTGTAATTTCAATATTCATTTGTCACTCGCTTTCTTTGTGTTATTTATGGTGCATTAAACCTCTATTGACTCATTTATGATTCATTTTCACTCACTTTCTTTATCATCTAAATAAACAGAAAGGTCAATCATATCTTTAATATCTCCACCACGCCTAAAG